AGAGGAGCGCTTTAGAAAAGACGTTACCGCCTTACGTGATAAACTTGGCGCTAGCGAGGTTTTGACCGCCGATGATATACAACAGGGTCGAGATGGGACCATTCCCAGCGTTAACGAAAAGGGTTTTAAGCTCATGGTTGACGCTCAAGGCAATAGGGCTTTTGTGGGTCCTAATGGCGAGATTGAAGAAGTTAACAATATAGCAGGAGCTCAATAAATGGCATTTGATCTATCTACTGCAAAGCCCGCTTCTGGTAGTGGCTTTGACTTATCTACTGCCAAACCACAGGAAGAAAGCTTTGCGGGTGCTGGGTTTATAGAGCCGGTGCGTGCTATAGCATCCGGTGCAGGTCGCGCCATTGTGGGCGGTATAGCTGGGGTGGCACAGACATTGAACCCACTTGCAGAACAAGGGGCGGGCGCGGCGGCTGTTGAAGAAATACAGGAGGGCGCATTTCAGCCAGAAACCCAGGCAGGGAAAGAAAGCTTGAAGTCACTGGGTGAGCTGGTACAGAAAGGCGTTGATTTGGCAAATATCCCCATCTCTGGATTGGCCGGAATACTTGAGCTGGTGACTGGCCAAGGTATCGACCAAGCAGCGGAAACAATAAAGGGCATTCAATCTGAAGGCTTATCGGCCACGGCGGGCGAGCGAGTACTTGAAGAAACCGGAAGCCCGCTGGCGGCCACAATAGCAGCCACGGCACCAACGGCCATTGGTGAATTGATAGGACTTAAAGGTGCAGGCGCAGCTATAAAAGGAACGGAGCGTTCAAGAGCGGCCACACTGCAAGGCATTGAAACCGCCGTACAGAAAGGCAAAGAGATTGTGCCGGTAGCGGGTGAAGCGGCCAAGGGTGTATTTCAATTTCAAACACCAACAAAGCAACGAATTGCCAAACTAATTGGTGAAGGCTCTACCGATGTTGAAACCGCTAAGTTTGAGATTAAGCCAGGAACAGCAGCACCAAAAACAGAAAGAACCGGCCTGCAAAAGTTGCTAGATATTGGTGGTGCAAAAGTACAAGCAGACGTTGAAGCAACCGGCGCAATCAAGCAAGGATTTGACGAGGGCGTTATAGCCGCAGTTAAAGGCGCATCACAAACAGATAAAACCAAAATGGCCAAGATGGTCGACATAATGGAGAGGGGGAAAAAGAACGCACGCTTTGCCGCATTGAATCGCCCTAGTGATGTTGCTGGCGATTCTCTTATGCAGCGGTTTAGAGCAGTAAGAACAGCCAACAGAACGGCGGGCAGTCAGCTAGACGGTGTGGCTAAATCACTCAAAGGTCAGAACGTAGACAGCTCGCCAGCAGTTAATACCTTTATTGCAAACCTTGATGAAATTGGCGTAAGGCTAGGGCCAGATAATAAGCCTTTATTTGATGGCTCAGACATTGAAGGTGTGGCCGGTGCGGAGCGTGTTATTAATCAGATTGTTAAGCGCATGAGAGACACAAAAACCCCTGATGGCCATGACGTTCACAGGTTAAAACGCTTTATTGATGAGCAGGTGACATTTGGTAAAACCGTTGAAGGTTTAAGTGGACGTACCGAGTCAATCCTCAAAAGCTTGAGGCGTGACCTTGATGGTATACTGGACAAGCAATTTCCAGAATATGACAAGGTTAATACCGTTTACTCTGAAACCATAGGCGCAATTGACGCCCTTCAAGATGTAGCAGGCAAAAAGCTGGACTTGACCGCCCCCAATGCAGACAAAGCCACTGGAACGCTTCTTCGCAGATTAATGAGTAACGCACAATCTCGTGTAAGGCTGCTTGATTCAATTGACGAGATTGAAGGCGTAGCCAGAAAACATGGTGGGTTTGGCAAGGAATTAATAGAAGGCCCAACCTCCGGAAAAGATGACTTATTGACTCAAATACTATTCGTTGATGAGCTAGATTCTGTTTTTGGTCCAGCAGCTAGAACCTCTTTAGCTGGTGAGCTAGGCAAAGAGATTAAACGCGGTGCAGGCGTGGCTAGGGGCGGGCTATTCGAAGCCGGTGTTGAAGTAGCTGGCAAGGTAGCGGAAAAAGCCCGAGGAATAAACGAGCAAGCAGCGTTTAAATCCATAAAAGAATTATTAAAAAAAGGCGTTAAATAATGGCACTATCAAGATTCGTTCTACCGTTCGCCGATGTTGGTAGCGGCATTCGCCCATCAAGCGGCGCTAAGCTGTTTTTTTTGGAAACTGGCACCAGCACTCCGGCAGATACATTTAACTGCCCAGACGGAAGTACAGCAAACTCCAATCCAGTCATAGCTGACTCTAAAGGGGTGTTCCCAGACATTTTCCTGTCAGGAATCTTTAAGGTAATTCTCCAGGATAAAAATGGGACTCAGATTTGGGAGGCCGACCCTGTTGAGTTTGTTCCTACCAGTACCACAGGTTCAGTAGCTAATTACGATACACTTGCGGCGGCGGTATCCAGCACTATATTGGTGGATGGTCAGTCTTTGAATATAAAGGAGCGCACCTCAAGTAATGGCGGTGGCGGCAATTGGGATGTGGTGCTAGCCTCATCTGTCACAATAAACTCGCTTGATATTGTCCAAGCTACCGGCGTTGCAACACTTGCCATAGTGCTTAGGGATGGAGAAAGAACCAGTCAATTCGGTTCTCTTGACGCGACAGAGAGCACAGCCGCAATCCAAAGGGCTATAGATGTCATTGACTCAATTACAATTGATACAGATTCAACCATAACCTCGCTAACATTCAGATCATCTATAACGGTTAATGTTGACGGCGTATTAACCTCTTCAAGTGCAGACCCGTTTTTACTCAACGGATTAACTGAAACGGTTATCAACTTTACAGGCAAAGGCAAGATAAATGGCGGCGGCGTTAGCAATACACAAAACGCCATAATCCTAACCGATTGTGTATCGGTACAAATAAACAATGCCAATATTGATCTTTGCCTAAACAAAGGAATAGGCATTGATGGCAATTCTACCGATAACATCATAAGCAGCCCTAAAGTGAGAGGGGCAACAGGGCCAACAGGCGCGGGTGTTTCTCTTTTTGGTGCGACAGTTCTTCGGAATATAATAAACAGCCCAGACTGCTCAAGCAATAGAATTGGCGTGACCATTAACGGGTCGCACTTTAATGAAGTTAACCATCCAATAGCGAACCTATGTACAAGCTCAGGCGTTAGCATTGACGGGATAATTTCTGATTCTGGCGATGGTGGATTATACAATAAGATAAACCACCCTATATGCAATGATGGAACAGACGCAACCAAGGGCGGCGTATTCTGTGGCAATGGATCAAGTTATAACGAGATCATTCACCCCATATGCCTAAACAATGCGGGTGCAGGTGTCCGATTTAGTGGCGGCGTAGGCAACGAAAATAGATCTAATAAAATCATAGACCCTATATGTAGTGGGAACGCAGCCAATGGGCTGACATTTTCAGGGTGCCCAAATATGGAAGTATTGAATCCGACTTGCGAAGGAAACACAGGCAGGGGAATTAGTGAGGCTGGCTGTGATGGGCTTAAAATTAGAGGTGGATTTATAGACAGTAATACAGCTGACGGCATTCTACACCAAAGCCCTAGAACCTTGGATGATGGTGTAACTGTAACCAATAATGGAGCCGAAGGAATAGAAATAGCGTTCGGCGGCCCAATTGGCCAAGGTGAAAACAGGACTATAAATTGCCATGTAGAGGATAATACAGGAACAGATTATGTTTCTGTGAGCACAGCCAAGGCATTTGATTTGACTGGGTTCGTTACAGATAATAATGGGAGCGATACAAAAGGGGATGGCCAAACTATAGGCCATGGCTTATCTGATACCCCAGCATTTATAACTGTTGGCGGAAGCGTTGCGTCTGAAACGGTTGTTGTAACCGCTAGGGATGCCACTACGTTCACGGTAGCCGTTAAGACCGATACAGGCGCAGCAGGCACAAGCCAATTGATTGATTTTTCAGCTAGTCTTTATTAATGGAATTAACCCTACAGAGATTTAATAGAGGATCAGATAGCACTACCGGCCTCTTATCGATTGGTAGGGGGGCGGCTGCTTACTTTCATAGCTTCAGCTGCGAGGACGAAGCGCGCCACATTAAGGTGATGAATGAAACCCGAATACCTGCGGGCCGGTATGAAATAAAGTTCAGGAAGGAAGGCGGATTCCACCAGCGATACCGCGCCAAATATCCCGATACTCACAAAGGCATGTTGTGGCTTCAAGATGTGCCAGGGTTTACCTTTATTTACATTCACCCAGGCAATACCGAGGCCGATACGAGCGGTTGTATTCTTCCTGGATACAACACCAGCACAGACACATTAAACGGCGGTGGCAGTGTTGGGCGGTCGGTGGATGCCTACCTAAATTTATATGGCTTGGTGTCAGAAGCGCTTTGCCAAGACGAGAAAGTTTTTATTGACGTGAAAGACGAGGTTTTATTATGAAAGAGTGGATTTTAGCGCGACTAAAGGAAAAGAGCACTTGGCGAGGGCTGGCTTCCCTTGTCGGGTTATTTGGCGTGGTAGTGGCCCCTGACCAGCTAGAATTAGTCGGGGCCGGTGTTGTGGCAATTATCGGAATTATTGAGATGGGCAGGAAAGAAGCCGTTTAGAGTATTCGGCTTTAAGTGCGGCCCATGCTGATTTCTCAGTACTGGGTTTGCCGTTCAGATAACATACACCGTTTTTATATTCTGCTTTCATGCTGATAGTTCCTTTATACGGATACGGGCATTTGTCAGGCTGTTGTCAGTAACCACCAAGACGGCTTTTGTCGCATCCAACTCTAGTTTTAAATCATCATTCAACTGGTCACACTGGGCAGCGGCGTAAGCATTGGCGGCATTAATGCGCACTATCTCTTTCTTGAAATACTTAACCTCTTCACCAGCTGGCACACGGATTTTTTCGCGCCCGTTATCCCAGTATAAAACCTCTTTGTGGGCGGTGGCTTGGTTGTTTCGTGTGATTAACATTTTACTGATACCTTAGAGCCTTTGGCTAGCTCGTTCATTGTCTTGTATTTGTCGGCGTTATCACGCACTTGTATTGCATCCGAAACCAACAAAGCTAGCTGGTGAAAATACCGGTCTTTACAGCTTACCGGTGTATCGCTAATGATGATTTTCGTGACCGCCTTGGACGTGTGGCCATATCTAACCGTGACTTTTTCCATACCATCAACACCAAATTCGTGTCGTAATGCGGCGTCTGAGTTTGGGCCATTCGTATCTATTTGAATATCCATTTCTTGTGCCTTATTGTTTTTGTTTGTTACTGCTACGTTCTTAAATATAACCTTTATTTAGTTTATAGGTAGGGGATTAAACGCCAATATCATTAGCAATAAGTGACAATTGATCATCAGTGCCGGCCGGCCCCTCTAATCCAATATATACGCCGGCTAGTATTTGGCGTACTTGCTCCATATTTGAAGCGATGCCGGCAACACCCCCGGCCTGTTTAATTTCGTTTAAGTGCTCTAATTGCTCAGGCTTGGCCCCGTGGTCTTTGGTTTTAAATGCGGCCGGCGTCTTATACTCAATGCCAATTATACGGCCGTCCACCATAAACCCTGTGGTATCAGGCGTGCCGGCGGGGCATAGGTTCATGAATCCGCCTCTGACCTTTACTTGGCCGGCTTGGGTCCTGTATATCCGCTTAACCTTTGGATGTTGCCGGCACAACTTAATGCCGGCCGCTTGAATAGTATTCTCTTCACTTGCCATTATTATCCTCGCTTGGCCATAAAGTACCGCAGCCGAATATAGTACTCATTCGCATGTTAACCAGCTCATATGCTTCTGTGACCTGTTTACTGCTTAGTTTTGACGTACTGGCTACACCCTTTTTATTCACTATCTCAGGGAATAATGCCGCGGCGTAGTCCCTGAAAACCCCTTTAAATAGTTCCTGACTCCATGGCGTCTCAACCCCCTTGGATTTCTTGTAATCCTCCCATTGCACGTAATCGATGCCGCGGTCATTTAGAAAGCCTGCCATTTCAGCGCAATACACCTCAATAGATTTGCGTTGCTGACTTGTTCGCGGCTTGCCCACCTTGACCTCAATGGTCAGATATCTGTTTTTATCGTACATCTCAGACATGGTTTGCATAAATTCAAATTTAGAGCGGTCTGAATTTATGACAAACTTCTCACTCATAAAACCCGCCTTCTCTAATCTTAGCTTTACACACCACCATGAGTTTCATTTTCTCCCGGGTGATGCTGGCAATCTCCCGTTTGATGATTGCCAGTCGGGTATTTTCAGCGTTACCCAGTGGGCCGTTTTCAATATGGCGTTTAGTGATCTTCAGAATGGCTATTTGTGCGCAGGCGTAGCCTAGTTTGCCGTAGTCGGTTTGGTCAATCATGCCGGCACCACACGGCAACCATCACCATTAGCAAACCGTTCTTTAATTCTTAGCTGCTTATCGCCAATCATTTCAGACACCAACCTAACAGTGCGTTCCTGGGTATTTCGGCCTAATACAAAGCCTTGCTGCTCCCTGGCTAGGTTTAGGATTCTATCTTTAGTCATTACCATTCACCCTTATAAATCACGCATGGGGCGCAAGTGAAAAACCAATAAGCGGCAATAATTAGAACGGCACAGCCCGCAATTTCTAAGCACAGCTCAAAAACAGACAGCAACAATTGTTTGATTTCTTTATTCATATCATCCCCTGTTACCCCCTAAGGGGCGGTTATTGTTATTTGGTGCGTCCGCTGCATTCGCTTGATGGGTGAGTTAGGTTATTCTCCCATCCGCCCCTCGGGCCTGCCAGCTTGTTTACCTCGCAGAACTCAGCCACAAGATTAGCAGCTATACTTGCATCATGGCGAGAGCTTAGCTTTGGCGTAACCTCGTCACGACTAGTAAGCCAACCCATAAAGCCATAAAGCGCCTCTGATGCGTTCATTTCTTTCTTCATATTCATCCTATAGCCCCGAAGGGCGTTATTAGTTGGTGTTATTACTTAGCCTAAAAAGGCGGGTCGTTTGGGTTGGGCATCTGGTTAGGTGCCTGCTGATACTGCATTGGCGGCGCTTGATTAGGCGCAGGTTGGGCCATAGGTGGCTGCTGATACTGTTGCGGTGCTTGTTGTGGTTGTGCGTATTGCTGGGGCGCTTGTGCGGGTTGTGCCGATTCATCGCTGTGAGTGAAACCAAGCTTGGCATCCTGCAAAATAAGCTTTGGCTTGTACTGACCGGACGGGTCAACCTCCATTAAGATACCGCCCGCCTTTACCTCAATTACAGAACCTTTAACCAATACCGAAGTATAAAAACCAATTTGTGCGTCTTTGGCAAACAGGGCCGCTTCATAATTAGTGTATTCGTTTTGCTTGGTTTTGAAGTTGTAATTCTTCTCACCCAGGCTAACGAAGAATGTCACGCCTTGTGCGTTCTGGTGCTGGCGCGCATCGTTATTCAATTTGCACGTTATGGTGTGGCTCATATTATCCCCTTGGATAGTGTGCCCCGAAGGGCGGTTGGTTTACTTAATTGATAATCCGGTTTTACTTTGGCCAATCTCACAGCCGTCTATTTCTTCACCGTCCTTTAGTGCCGCCAATAATTGCTTTTTATCTATGACGCTGGACACTGAAACCTTTTTATATTCAGCCGGAACACGGTCATCAGCTGTGATTAATAGCATGGCGCGGGGCTTGGTAATGCTGGCTTTGATAACCCCGTTGTCCAGCTTGGTAATGCCTGAATTAATCATGTTCATAATCAGATATTCTTTAATGCTGGACATTTGATTTTCAGCCACCTTGCGGCGCTTGGCTAACCTGGATTCTTCTGCTTTGTATGATTCCACATCACTGGCCATGTTTTGCATGAGGTATAGAATGTGCTCAGCTTTCTCTTGGAATACCTCGTTTATATCCCCTAGGGCATCTTGGAGCTGTTCAGGTTCAACGCCATCCGCTAGCATTTGTTCAATGCCTTGCATGTTCTTGGTGATGTCGTACAACTTCATTTCAATTTCCCTTTTATAAATTCACGGTATTTTAAATCTTCTATCTGATCTAGCTGGGCAGTGCCCGCAGCTATGGCCATCACCCAGCCCTGCGCGGTGCCATCTAGAGTGAATGCCGGTTTAGCTGGTGCAGCTTTAACAGGTGCGCTTGCTGCCGTGCCATCGTCATCCTCTGAAGGTATGCCAGCAATTGCCTGTAATGCGTAACGGCGGGCGTATGTGATGACAGAACCCGCGCCTTGTACGTCCTGCTTGGTGGGTTTAAATAAAACAGATTGGCTAAGCCATTGCCCGCTTTTATGCATTAAAATAGTTTCAACACCTACCTTGTCACCATCAGCGATTGGAAACTGTGAATAGCTCAAACCATTCTCCGCGAATGGCTGCTTAAGGGCGTGAACCACCGAACCCAAGTCAGCATATTTAGATTTAAAGAATGGGTTTGCAGCGTCCTTAGAAGCGCCTCCCATTTCACCTTGAGCTTTACTTAGCGCGGCGGCTAGCTCTTGAATTTCTGGCGATTTTTCCATTACTTGCCCGCCTTCATTTCTTGTTTCCAGATACCAAATGAATAACCAGCGTCATAGCTAATGGTTTTGGATTCATGGGTAACACCTGCCAGTGCGTCTCGTTCACCTTGCAGCCATTCGGCCATGACGTAGTTTTGTTCTGCGTCCTTTCTTGCTTCTTGTTCGTTCATATCATCCCCTTATTGAATGCCCATATTACCAACTTCCCCATTATTCGCGATGGGATATACTTTAAAATTCATTGATAATTTCTTACAAAACAGGCATAAAAAAACCGCTTGAAGGGGATGCAACAAGCGGCTTAGTTCACCCTGGAACGAATGAGCAGCCAGTATAACCCAGAAATAAAAAAGGCCCTAATCATATGAAAAGGGCCGTCCTAAATTATTCTACTGCCTATCCTTTGCAAAACTGTCCTTTGTTGGTTGATGTTAAGATATTTAATATTACTGCTAGAAATTTAATATTACGCTATATGCAGTTATATTCACTAACCATTTTGATTAGATTGATTGGCAATTTCTTTGATGGATACAAATTTTCCGTTCCAATAATACGACTCCATGCACTTATGATGAACCACAGCTCGAATATCTAGCCTGTAGCCTCGCTGCCAGAACCTAATCGGCTTATTACACTGACAACATTTCATTTCTTACCCTCCTTAACCTGGGTGGCGTAATCCTGAACATCCAGCGTCAGCACGTAAGACCTGTCATTATAAAGCGCTACATTATCCAGCATATCCATCACAGCCTTAGCCCGTACATCATTAAGCGATTGGGCTGCTTCTATTTCTAGCGCCTCCTCTATCAATACAGCAACAGCTATATCACTTGTAGCACTGCTTGCGGCCTGTAACTTTGCTTGCACATACGACATATGGCTATTAGCCGCATCTAGCTCTGCCTGTAATGGTAAATCCTCAAGCTCAATTAAGCGCTCAATGGCAATCCAAGCCCGCATAATGCAAGTACCATCATATTCACCGGACTTTAACTGCATAGCCAAAACTTCTAAATCTGTACTTTCCTTCATATATATCCCCTATTGTTAACTATGGTTTTACAGGCTTTTAATCATGTGTTCAGCCATATCTTCGCGCTCGCTCTCAATTTCCCCATGGTACTGCCTAGCCTGCTCGACCGTTATCTTGCCGGTGTTCAGTTGCTCTTCTATGTCTTTATGGCACCTGTCATATGCATCCATATCTTTACCCCTTATTTTCATCAATCATCAGCGTGGCACTTTTAGCCGCACTGATTTGTTTAAGCCCTATGTTCATAGCTGCCTAAAATCACTGCATGAGACAAGATCGACACGAGTAAAGCGGCCATATG